AATATTCTTGTAAGCCTCTATTGATTACTGATCCTACTTCGCTAATTACTTCTTGAGTAATATTTTCAAATAATAAGTTTCTGATCGGAGTACCAAAAGTAGGGTTAAGGTATCTCTCTCCTATTCCTGTTAAAAAATAATTAATAATATTATTACGTATAGCATCTTTAGTTTCAAAGGTAGATTCAAAAACTGCCTTACTTGAAAAAGGAAGTTTTACCCCTAGAGCTTTTCTAGGTTGTAAATCTATTGGAAATATTTTTTTACTATTATAAGCCATTTTATACTACTCCGTTTCTATTTTTATCTTTTTCTATAGATTTATTATAGACAGCAGAAGCTTTTTTAACAAAGTCGAACTGCGAAATATCTAAACCTG